CATCTTGAGGAAAGCACGGCTAAGATAGTAGTGCAGCAGGGTGGCACTAGATCAGGGAAAACTTTTAATATCCTGCTTTGGATAATCTTTGCTTACTGCCAAAGGAATGAGGGTAAGATAATCACGATTTGTAGGAAGTCCTTCCCGGCTTTGAGGGGTACGGTAATGCGTGACTTTTTTCAGATTCTTAAGGATCATGACATATACTCTGAAGACTACCACAGCAAGAGCAATAACGAATATAGGTTAAACGAAAACACGATTGAGTTTATAAGTTTAGACATGCCTCAAAAAATCAGGGGTAGAAAGCGGGATTTACTTTTTTGTAATGAGGCAAACGAATTGACGCACGAAGATTGGACTCAGCTTCTGTTCCGTACAAATGAAAAGGTGATTCTGGATTACAATCCATCGGAGGAGTTCCATTGGATATACGATCAGGTGCTTACCCGTTCGGATGTGCAGTTCTTCCAGACTACCTACAAGGATAACCCATTTCTTGGCGATGTAATAAAAGATGAAATCGAAAGGCTAAAAGGCATAGACGAAAACTATTGGAGGGTCTACGGCCTTGGGGAACGGGGGCAGGCTAGATCCTTGGTATATACCTTCAGTACCACCAAAGAAATCCCAAAGGAAGCAAAGCTAGTAAGCTATGGCCTTGACTTTGGCTACTCAAGTGATCCTACTAGTTTGGTGCGCACCTACATTCTTGAGGATAATATGTATGTCGATGAATTACTATACCGGACAGGAATGACAAACCAAGACATCGCAAACGAAATGAAAGTATTGGGACTAGATCGCAGCAATGAAATCTATGCGGATTCAGCAGAGCCGAAAAGTATAGAAGAAATCTATCGGATGGGATGGAATGTTAAGCCAACTATCAAAGGATCTATCAACATAGGCATTGACATAATCCGTAGATACAAGCTGATTGCAACCGAAAGCAGTTTCAACCTTATCAAGGAACTCAGGAACTATAAGTACATAGAAGATAAAAACGGGCAGATGACCAACAAGCCTGTGGATAATTTTAATCACGCTCTGGATGCCCTGCGCTATTCGGTAGTGAATAAGATTTCAAAGAGCCATCTAGGTAGGTACTCCTTCAGATAGAAACACCAAACCAAATAAATATATTTAAAGCCATGTGGGATAAATTAACCGTTGGGCAGTTCATAACCTTGTACGATATCGAGGCAAGCCAAAACCTAAACATAATCGAGAAGCAGCAGAAAATGCTAGCGGTGATCGAGGGTAAGAATGAGCGGGAGTACGATGAATACAAATATCGAGACTTGATCAAAAAGTACGGGGAAAAGCTTTCTTTCTTTGACAATATTCCAGAATCAAAGCCTGTGGATTATTTGCAGGTAGGGGATAATCGCTATAAGTTCTGCTATGAATTGCAGGAGATCACAGCCGGGCAGTATATCGATATCCTATCCTTCAGCGGTGAGATCATGCAGTTGAATAAGATCGCTGCCTGTTTCTTTCTACCCATGGAGGGTGACAAATACAAGGGCTATGGGGTAGTGCCTCATGAGGTGGTCGCAGATGATTTGCTAGATGCCAACTTCTTGCAGGTTTACGGTTGTATGCTTTTTTTTTGTCAATTATTCAACGAGTTAATAAGCAGTACAATAACCTACTCAATTCAGAACAAGGAGATGGCGGAGAAAGCAGCCCATTTATGGCGCGTTGGGGTTGGATCTACAGCACAAAACAAGTGGCAGACTTCAACAACATAACGGTGAATCAGGCTTACGATTTACGGGTAGTTGAATATCTTAACTGCCTAGCATATTTGAAGGATTATAACAAGCACAAGGATCTCGAATACAAGAAATGGCAGTTGCAACAAAGGAACAGGTAGAAGGGCTAGTCAACATCGGAGGCAGAAGGCTGAAGGGTAACGAATTTGTCGCTGCCATAGAAGGGCAACTTGTTAAAAATATCACGGATGCCATGAATAAACTTGGCATTTCGATAGTAGATAACCTAGCAAAATATGCTCCTGTAGATAGTGGAAAGCTAGCAGGTTCTTTTAGGGTTTTAAAGGTAAGCGAAACCAAGACCGGCTACAGGCTAGAAATCAGCGTAGGTGCTGAGTATTCAGATTACCAAGACAAGGGTGTGAAGGGTATCCAGAACAGGCGCAAGACCTACAAGAATGCTGAAGGTAGATTCTATCAATTTAAAACCTACGGCATGCCTCCTGAAGTATTAGTAGAATTAGAAGGATGGATGAAGCGTAAGAACATGGAGATCGAAGCGACTAACTTAATCGAGGGAAGGCAGATGCTACCACAGATTTCAAGCAGCGCAAAGCGATTGGCATACTATATTAAAAAGTACGGTATTGAGGGTAAGATGTTTGTGAAGAAATCAATTGACGAAGCAACACCAGAATTCAACATCGACATTCAAAACATTGGATTCAATTCCTTGACCTTAAAAATAAGCAAATGATAACCCTAGTCCAACCTACAAATAGTATCCTGCCTGCATTCAATCGGATTAACTATACGATCAGCAGCGACAACGCAAACCTATCTGGGTTTAAATATGTGGTTAAGGTTTTTAATACTGCAAACGAATTGATTACTCAGGCTTTCTACGATTCCCCGGCTAACCCTGCCGATTCTGTGGAATTTGATGTGAGCAAATTTGTATCTGTAAACTTTACCTACTCAAGCGGATTCTATCAGGTAGCAACTTCAGCTAGCAATACCAACGTAATTAAAGGCTACTATCTAAAATGCTATGAGTACTACGAAGTTGCAGGAGTGTTTCAGATCGTCTCAGCTTCAGAAGTCGTGAGTGCTACCAAGTATGCCTTGGCTGCTTCTTTGCCTTTGCTAGAAGAAAATAGTTTCGCTTCGGATCTAAGCAAATACAATGGGGTAAGCAACACAAGCTACCTACCACTTACAGAATGGACTACGATCAAGGCTAGGGAAACGGATGCTACCATCTTTGGGTTTATAAATACAGGGCTTTTGACAAACTGCGAACTGCTAGTGACGTATGCAAACGCAACAACTCAAACCTATTTCATCACACCCTCAGCGGTTGCGACTCCGAGCGTGACCTACATCCAGATCACACCCTTGACCTATGGGGGAAGCATTGACAATATCCAAGTTTTTGCAAATTGGAATAACGGATCAGCAAGAAGGGCAAAGTTCGCTACTATCTTCATTCAGTCCTGCGGTAAGTTTGATCCGATGCGTTTGGCTTACTTGAATAAATACGGGGTTTATGACTTCTTTAATTTTGATCTAGTGAGCAAGACTTCCTTCAGCGTAGAAAAGAAAGGATATGAACGCAACTACTCAGGCAGCATCTATGAAGCTGATGGGATAAGGGTTAAAAACATCAACCCGATCTACTATACAAAAGAAACTCAAAGTTGGAAGATCATAAGCGACTATTTAACAGATAGCCAAGCTGAGATCCTGCGGGAGTTGTATTCGTCCCCTTTGGTCTACATGAATTTGGTAAATGATAACTACATCACCCCTTCATGGATACCTGCGAAGCCTTCAGCTACTTCCTACGAGGTTAAAAAGACAGCGGTGGACAAAGTATTCAATATTGAACTAGACCTTGAATTTCAGCTTATAAACAATCGACAGGTAATATGAGCGCAAGACTATTTGTAGAAGGATATGAGGCAGACACCCTTGGGGATATCGATGTAGAATTCACCTTTTCGGTGGCAGATATTAGCGATATCGAAAGAAGGAATACTTCTTTTTCTAAGACTTTAACCCTACCAAGCACTTCAAGAAATCAGCAGCTATTCGGGAACATCTTTGATATCTCTGTAGCAAATGATATTATCGCAGGGGCTAACATCTTATCGAACTTCAACCCGGCAAAACAGGCGCAGGCTCAAATCTTTCTAGATAATGTCAAAATATTTGACGGTGTTTTAAGGATGTCTAAGATAGTTAACCGGGAAGGGGATATCACCTATGAGGTTAATATGTTTGGAAGGCTCAGGGACATCCTAGATGCCTTGGGAGATAAGACTCTTGCGGATCTAAACTTTGATGCCTATGACCACACCTACAATCAGGCGAATATAGAAGCGAGTTGGTCACGGACAGAATGGGTATCGGGTGCGCAGAACTATGTCTACCCTTTGGTGGATTATGGGTATAGCGCAAATGGAATAAACTACCCATTAAAGAACTTCAAGCCTGCTGTATTTATTACCGAAATCCTTAAGCGGATATTTTCTGAGGCAGGGTTTACGATAACGGCATCAATCTTTGAATCCTTCTTTTTCAAGAAGTTGATTTTGTTGACTTCCGAAAAAAGCATCACTAGGGAAGTGCTGAATTTGCTAGATCAGAGAACCAACCTGCTTACTCAGAATGTGACCTCAGTACCTAGCTTTTCACAACTCCTAGTTTTTAACAGCGTATCTGCTCCTAGCTTTACGATTAACGGGGCAGGAAATAGATTTACCTACAATAAAACTCAGGGTTTAAATACAGGCTTGAATTTTAATGTAAGTCTTAGTTTTACTTCTTTAGCAACTTTTACAAAGAACCTTTGGACTGTTTCGATTTTAAAAAATGGGTCGCAAATTCTATCTGAAAGTGAGACAGTAACTATAGTACCACTAGGGGGAACTTACACTTACAACATCGCAATATCAGGCGGAGTCACCCTTGCACTAAATGACTATTTCGAAGTAAGGTTAACCGGTCAAGCTGTAGGGGGCGCAGGTTATAATGCCAACATCCAGAACACATTGACAGTCGCACCCGGTGGAGTTCTAAAAATTGGTACTACGATCCCTGTGGCGGTAGATGTGGTGGAAGGTGATACCATGAAGATCAACTACACGATGCCCAAATCTATGAAGCAGCGGGACTTCCTGAAGTCTATTATCTCGATGTACAATTTGTACATAACTCAGGACAAGTTGCAAACAAATATTCTCGAGATCATCCCCTATAATGAGTTCTTTAAAACCTTCAAGGATGAAGCCCTAGATTGGAGTGACAAACTAGATGTATCGCAAGAGGTAGTGATAACCCCTTTAAGTGAATTGAGTGCGAAGGAGTATAGGCTGATGTTTGACGATGATTCGGACTACTGGAGTCAAAGCTATAAGACCAAATTCAATGAAGGATATGGCGAAAAACGGGAAGTTATTCCGAATGATTTTGTAACAGAAACCAAATCCGTAAAGGTAGTTTTTGCGCCTCCTGTTTTAAGGGAAGAAGTAGCAGGTAGGGTGATGGTTCACCTATACAAAGTTGAGAATAACGTAAAGATCCCGGACAACTTCAAGCCTAGAATAGTATTCTTTGCGCCTCAAACTCCTTGCCCTACAACTTGGCAGATTCAGTATGCATCCGGGGCTGTGACTTATAATGCCTACCCTTATGCGGGTCACGTTAACAGCTTGACAGATCCTGCCTTTGATCAGCTATTCAGCTACCCTAGGGAAGTATACTTTTCCATAGGTGCATATCCAGAGAATTCAAATTTGTATACGGAATACTATGACAACCTAATTAGTTCAATAGGTGACAGAAACAGCAGGCTTCTGGAGGGTTATTTCTATTTGACCCCTACAGATATTTCGAACCTAGATTTTAGAAAGATCATTAAAGTAGGCAATCACTTCTTTCAATTACAGAAGGTGGATAAGTACAACCCAATTGCAAACGGGTTAAGCTATGTTTCACTATTCAAGATTTTAGGTGAATTGGAGCCTCAGGATTATGACTACATACTTCTGGAGAATGACTTCTACATGTTACAAGAAAACGGGGTAAACAAGTTTTATATTTAATCGATATGGCAGATAAGCGAATAAGTCAATTAGTAGATCGGGGCACGGTAGCCAATAATGATGTGGTACCTATCGTAGTAAGCGGTGCGAGTACAACCAACAAAGCAACCATCTCAAGCATTCAAACTTTCATGCAGGGCAACCTTGATCTAGGGGTGACTTCTGTAGGTTTATCCATGCCTTCAGCTTTTACGGTAACAGGTAGCCCGGTAACTTCAAGCGGAAACATTAGCGTAGTAGGTGCAGGAACAGTATCCCAATACATCCGAGGTGATGGTAGCCTAGCAGACTTCCCGCAAGGTGGAGGCGGAGGCGGTGCTTCGATTAACTACTACCTTAATCTATCAGTATCTCAGGGAAGTATAGGAGGAATTGCTTATAGCCAAATGTCAAGAGTTCCTGTATTCGGTGCAGGCACAGATACGGCTATAGCATCTAACGGATACATAGCTTCATTCATTACGGATGCAGGCAATCCTGCCTTACTAGAAATCCCTGCGGGCAATTGGAATTTTGAGACCTACTTTAGTGCAAATTCAGGGGGCGGTAGCCCTACCTTCTACATTGAATTATACAAGGTCAATTCAGGAGGCACAGCTACTTTGATAGCTTCTAATTCAGGCACTCCTGAATCGATTTCTTTAGGTACAAATATTAATCCTTATTTCTCAGCACTTGCAGTACCTACTACTAGCCTAACTTTAACGGACAGACTAGCTATTCGAATATTTGTATCAAACTCAGGAAGGACAATAACCCTACACACAGAAAATGGTCACCTTTGTCAAGTTATAACCACATTCACCACAGGCTTGACTGCCTTGAATGGATTGACTGCGCAGGTTCAAAACTTCGCAACGGGTACAAGTGGAACAGACTTCGGTATCTCAAGTGCAAGCACTACACATACCTTCAATCTACCTACTGCAAGTGCTACGAATAGAGGTGCTTTGAGTAGTGCTGATTGGTCTACATTTAACGGAAAGCAAGCAGCCTTGAATGGAACAGGATTTGTCAAGATAAGTGGTACTACTATAACCTATGACAATTCAACCTACCTAACTACAGGAACTGCTGCATCTACTTACCTTCCTTTGACAGGTGGAACTCTATCAAATAACCTATTCATAACAGGTGGAGGTTTGCAAGTTAGTGGTAGTACAAGTGCGAACAGACAAGTAGCAGAACTTTACACTTCAGGGTCGGTATCAAGACTAGCTGCTTCTTATGTCGGTGCTTCATCTTATGGTAGTTTAGAATTATTAACTTCAGGATTGGCAAGGCTTACAATAGCCGATACGGGAGGTGTAACTTTGACAGGTGCTTTGAGCGGGACAAGTGCTAGGTTTAATGGTAGTGCATCTGTTCCATTAGGTTTGGTTAGTAGTGCTTTTTCAGGTATTGAATATACAAGAGGTTCTACAATATTTGGATATATAGGAACTGAAAACAATGCATCGGGTGGTATGCGTTACAATTCAGTTTCAGGAAACTTTGAGCATAAATTTTATAACAATTCAAACCTATCTCTCACCCTAGAATCCACAGGCGCAGCCACGTTTTCGAGTAGTGTACAAACGACTAACATAGGAATTAATTTTGCGCCTCAAACCGATAGACTTTTTGTTTATAATGGCTCAGGTACAAATAGTTTAATTACTGCTCAACAAGATGGCACAGGCGATTTAATTCGCTTAAATGGGAATAGTGGGGCTAATAGATTTAATATAACACAAGCAGGCGCAGCTACCTTCTCAAGCAGCGTGGGAATAAACGGAGTAGCCCCATCCTATCCTTTGTATGTAAGAACAGGAACAAACCAAAGAGCAAGATTTGTAGACAATGGTGGCTTGTTTCAATTCGGTATTTTGAATGATGCTGAATCTGCTTATTCTGATTTATCCTTAGGGAATAGTGCAGTAGTAATCAAAGCAGCAGGCAACGTAGGCATCGGCACGGCTAGTCCTTCGGGTTCTTATTCTTTAACATTAGCAGGGAATGCTAGTTCAACTACAGGAGGAATAAATTTAAGACAAAATACAACAGATACCTTATATAT